ATGATGGGAAGTATGACTGGAATGTTGGGCAACCTCCCGAAAAAATAAACCTCATCTATATTAAATGAAAGTTTGGTTCGAAGATCCTAAACAACTTGTCAAGAATAAACGAATTTTAGACTTTTGGCCGAATAGTAAACAGACACCAGCGGAAAGGGTCAACGCTGCGTCTCGCTTTATCATTTATGCCACGTGCATTTTGTTCCTGATTCGTCGAGATCCTCGTATGTTTATACTCGGTGCGACGATGCTCTCGGTCATATATGTCATGTACAAGGCGAATCTCATCAAGGAGCCGTATGGTAGCACCGATAAGATGAATGTGTGTCAGAAACCAACAAAGGAGAACCCACTTGGAAATGTTCTCATGACGGATTACACGGATGCTCCTAATCGCTTAGAGGCTTGTTATTATGCGACTACACAGCCTCTGATAAAGAAGTATAGCAGTGATCAGGTTGCTTATGATATGGGTAGGTCTAGGTCTACTCTTCCTGTGCATAAGCGCAACGCTTTCGAGCGTCAGTTTGTGAGTACGCCTGTGTCTAAAATTCCAGGCGATCAGACGAAGTTTGCGGAATGGTTGTATGGCCCCAAGAATGGTCCGATGTGTAAAAGTAACACACAGTTTTGTAACCCTGATGCGAGAGGTGTTCAGCTCGAGGCTTTCGCTGGACTAGGATCGGACGGAGACATTCGGGGTCTCAGAGGCGGTGGCCGGGTGCGAGGTGGCGGAGGAACGTATAGTTAGATTATATTCTCGTGTAATAATAAATGGCGTATCAGCTTCAACCTGGTCTCTTCATTGTCGACAACAAGGGTGCTCTCCCTCCTAACCGAGCTACCGATGAAGTTTTTGTGTACCCTCAGCCCAGCCACTTGAACTACGGCTCGCGCCCCAACACGATGTTGTATGGCACGGCCCCGTACATGGCTGGAAAGGGTGCGCCCGCGCAATTCATAGATACGAGCGATCAACTTAGACCCCAAACCACGACCCGTTTCAACAAGAACATCGTTCAAACGTACGAGCGCAATCTCTTCCCTCTCAACAACATGGAGTGTAAGGTTCCTCTGCGCACTCAAAAGTATGAGCCCGCCAGTACCCGTGCCGACCTCCAAAATGGTCTTTTCCAGAAAAGGTACGTTAATAAAAATGTCAGTAAGAAATAAGAATGGCTGATCCTATTTCACTGTTAGCCGTAGCCGGTCTTGTATATGCTGGACGGACATTGTCCCAGAATAAAACCGAAAAATACAGCCCAGAAGCAAAGATTGCGATGACAAATGATGGCATGGGTGCAGTGGCTCCCAGCTTCAAACAGAATGACTTTGTTTCGCGTGTCGAAGTTCCTTCGAAGCGGGAGATGGAGAGTTTTGCCGATATTGGTCGTCAGCAGCGAAGTGGTGGCCAAGAAATTCTCAACATGCGTAACCGCATGTATGATCAGGGTCGCATGAACAACCTGTCCCCAGTCGAAAAGCAGCTCGTCGGACCAGGTCTCGGTGTCGATTCGAGTGTTCCTGCGGTCGGTGGTCATCAGCAATTGTTCCGGGTTAATCCCATTAACGTAGGTGAGTACCGTCTCACGACTTTACCAGGCCGTTCCGGTCCCGCTGCGGATGTTACTGGTGGTCGCTCGGCTAAGGTTGGTCAGCTCACACATAACAAACCTGAAACGACCGCTTATCTCCCATCCCGTTTACCTACGATGGCTGGTCGTGCTCAAGGGATGACGGGTGTCGTACCACGCAACGAACATGAAAGAACCAAGCGAACCACTAACCGGTCCGAAACGGGTTTACGTGGAGATGGTCTCGGGTACAACGGTGCGAAGCGTCTCGTTTCTGCCCAGACACTCGCTCAGGATCCCACGCGATTCAAGGCGGATCGCAACGATGAGCAGTACAGGTACAACAACCAGCCAGCGCCCGGTATTCACAGTTTCCATGGTGCATACGCTACTGGTGTTGCCAGCCAAGTCACCGCCAAGACGAACGAGGAGCTCATGAAGTATGGTTTCCGCCCAGAGGATCGTCGTGGTAAGCCCAACCGTATGGGCAACGCGGGTCGCATGAATGTTCGCGAAAGCGCTTTGAAGCAAGGTGGTGCACTCACGGCGGTTCGTTCCGATACGACTCGGGTCGATGGTCGCATAAACGGTGCGAATGGTGGATGGACACAGAATTATCAGAGCAAGACGTTCCATCAGTTTAATGCATACAAGGGTAATGAAAACCCCAACTCTAGACGCCTCGATATCGCCGCGAACCAACTCAAGAACAACCCATTCGCGCACGCCATGTATCGTTAATTATTCACAATTCGTTGAAAACAGTCATTAAAATAGTATCCATCTATTTTAATGAAGGTGCACAGTCTTACTATCGATAGTAGTCAACGACAGGCAAATATATATGCATACGCGAATAGTTACGTGGTTACTCTCGAAAATCCGATATACGATGTTACAGAGTTTAAACTCGTATCAGCCCGTATTCCCACACCTCAGCTCGCAACCTGTGCTACGAACAAAACCTTCAGTGTGGACGGAACACCCATCACACTCGATGAGACGAACTATACGAGTGGTACAGAACTCGCTTCAGATCTTGATTTAAAGCTGGGATCATCGAGTAATGTTGATACAGTCACATTCGATACGGATACAGATAGCCTCATTTTTTCAAACACGTCTGTCGGTGATCATACGTTTACATTTGAATTCTTGGATGGTACGAATGGATACATGGACACGTCTTCTTCATTAACGACACCACATCAGGTTATCGGTTTCACTTCGAATAACTACACATCCACGAATAAGGAACTTCGTTCTGGGGCGATCAATCTCGGTGGTCCAAATTCACTCATTCTGAAAATGACTTCCGGTTCTGACGAATTTACTCAGTCTGTGTACACGTCTACACCCTTCTATACGGGTCACATCCTGTTAGATGGATCGGATATTATCAACATACATGGAGGAGATGACCCTCTCGTACATAGGTTTCATTCCGGTCCACAAAAAGTTGTCAAAGAGTTGAAGATTGAATTCTTTTACATGAGTCATGGAAGACTCATTCCATATGATTTCAGAAATCAAGAGCACGTTTTGAAATTTGAAATTACATGTTCTACGGATAAACTTGAAGGACTCCCAAAAGTCCCACTAGATACATTCAGCAAAAAGACGGATACCGAGAAAATAAAGAACCCGGTAACGGAGGTTCTTTATAACCAAGAGGTTTATATTTATATAGGTATCATATTGTGTGTTGGTATGGTACTCATGCTCCTGATGCGAGGCGGTCCGATTAGCGCGAAATAGCGTACACGGGCTGCGCGGGCTTGGAGACGCGAGTAGACACAGTGGAGATCATCATGTAGACCGCGATGGAGAGGAGGGTGGTGAGCACGGCAGTGAGCGCGTACTGGGCACCACCGTTCTTGGGCACCTTAATAACCTGGTTGATGATGAAGCGAACAACATCCATCCAAGACATGGCCGCCGCGAACGAGAAACCAGCGACAATCGCGTTGAGAGACTGGGTCTCAAGCTCCTGAGTAACAAGGGTGACAGTTTGCATAGCCGCCTTCATTGTGAATAGTATACTATAAGAAAGGAAAATTATTTATTCCGGTAACAACTCCTCTTTTGAAATTTTTTTGTACATTGTCTTTTTGGTAGTAAAGAGTTGATCATCTCCTGATATATCACCATCTCCACATGAGTCACTGTCTGATTCGTCATCTTCATAGACATGTAATTTTACACCCGAGTCGGAAAAATTCCAACCATCAGGCTCCCATGTGCTCATTACTATTAATAGCATTTTTTAAGATCTGTTCTGTTGGATTTTGTGGAATCCATTCATTCCAACGGTCGTGTGCATCGTTGACCTGGAGAAGTATAGGATCAGAACCACTGTATCGAACGAACGAAGGACATTCATCCTCATCAACAACTTCCATATCTTCGTCTTCTGAATCTTCTGAATCTTCGTATATTTCTGGGAATGTGGACCCAATGGTATTACCGACTGTGTACATGGCACAGTATTTCATCGCATACTCCATATCTTCTGGAAGAAGTGTATCTCTTCCACACGCTTTGGAGTATTCGGCTGCGAGAAGCGTGCTTCGCTCGATGACGGGAAGAAGAATGTTTGTCATCGTTTCGATGTATTGTTCTGCCATCATGTTACCGGCATCACCGAATCCGGATTGCATGTTCATGTTTAGTATTTAAGTGTAAAAAGAGTTTTGGCAATTCCCTCACCGACTCGGAGAATGTTGTGATTGACTGCGTATACCCTGATTTGTCTAGCAAAGCTGGGACACGGTGTCAATTTCAAATAAAGTACCTGTTCTTTGATGTTACTTAGGTTGACTTGTCCCGTCGGGTACGATTCTTCCGGTTGAAGGGCGAAACTATATGAATAGAATCGCCTGATGAGTTGGGTCTTGGAATGGTGAATCGCCGCCTGGACCGCTTTGAGAAACAAGACTGTACCAGTCTCTTGGGTGATGATATCTTCCCCATCGAACGCGAGGGTCAGATAGTCGAGGTTTTCATACAGAATACGTTTGTTATCTATGGTGAGTTCCGTGTTGTCGTAATCGAATGGGGTCACAGAGTCACCATGTCTTTGAATCACAAAGTAAAGTTCCTTGACTGGATTTCTAAAATCGAGATGAAACTTTCCTTCATTGACACCCGGACCAACGTCGAATACATTCTCTTGAAGTTGTGTGATGATGTAATCTTTCTTCATCTTTTGCATCTTCTTTCGTTCCGCTGTATCGAGAAACACGACTTCTGTACAGAGTTTAAACTCCTTGATGTGAATCTCCGGTGGGGACGTCACACGACCACCGCTCAGCGTCACCATGATATCCTGTGCCTTTCGAAGAGTTAATTCGATTTCCACCTCCTGTTTCGTGATGGCACACAGGGGTATGGCGAGTTCAGGGTGGTTGTAAAAGTAAAATGGAAGATCGACGAAAAAGTTTTCATCTGAGTCTGCACCGAGTGTTCCATGAATGATGATTCCAGTGTTACCCGATGATCCACCCGTCGTTACTTCTCCAACTCTTCGATCCGTCGTTCGGAGTGGGTATTTGCCGATGAGTTGTTCGAGCGCCTTTTGCTTCGTTTGAGTCACGTTGTGTTCCGAGTAAATCTGGAGATAATCACTCGTGAGTCTTTGAACGATCGTTCCACCGATGATAAGGTCGGCATGTTCGATGATGGCGTGTCCAACAGATTCGATGTATATTGGTAATCCTGGAATCTCTGGAAGAGTCATCTTCACACTCAGTGTCTTCAGAAGATCACCTTGATTCTGAGGAATCTTGAATCGAACCTTCCTTCCAAAATCGGCATCACCATTTTCGGGGTCAAGGTCGATGTACTGCGTCGAGAAGTTTGCATGCTTCCTGTGCGCTTCTATGAAGTGACTGTAGTCTGGATTTCTCGTGAAATACCTGTCTTGTGACCCAGAGGTCATCAACTGAAGTTGACCAGCCATTACTACTATAACACCCTAAAATTTTAAACCCGCTAAACCATTTTCAAAACGTAAAACGTTGTAGTTTATGGCATAGATTCTCGTATCATTTTCTACCGTCGGAACTCTGGGAGAAATAGTAATCGTGAACAATTTGTGTGCGATACGACTCATATTCACCTGACCAGTTGGGTAATACACTTCAGGTTGCAATGAGAATGAATACATACCAAACTTGGATTCAGTCGACGCTTGTGGAGCGTTTACATGGTGCTTGAGTGCCTGTTCGTACGTCATAAACAGAGTGTCTCGATTAAATACCACTTCATTGTTAAATCGTAGTTCAGCATTTGTGATGGTGTTGTACTGATTCGGAAAGTTATTCTGAACAGAATCTTCTGATTGTGACACGAATAACAATTCCTTCACTGGGTGCACAAACTTGAGCATCACAGATTTCTTTGTTTCACCAGCTTTCATCTTAAACTTTGCGATTTGGAGTTGTGTGATGACATAATCAATTGGTCGAGACATGAGAAAACCCTTTTCGTCATCCATGAGATATACATATTCCGTGTCCATCGAAAACTTCTTGATTGACGCCTGAATATTCGGGGGTGCACCGAAATGTATGAGTTCTTTCAAGGGTCTCAGTTTGATTCGAACTTCTACAATCTGTTTCGTGAGTGCACATGTCGGTATAGACAGGGACGAGTGCCTGTAAAAGTAAAATGGAAGATCCAAAAAGTACGTATACGACCCCGTGTACGCCAGAAGATTTCCATGACCATTGAGAAAGTACAACGTCTGTTCAATATCATCATTCGTACTATTGAGCTGTTGCTGCATGTATATGTACTCTCCTGTGATCTTCTCAATCACCTGTCCACCGATGACCAACTCTGCGTAATCAATCATGTGTGTGATTATAGATTTTGACCAAACGTTCGTCGTAGGGTTTGGATCAGGAAGGGTCACCTTCAGT